ATATCTGCAACTAGTACTGACAAGAACTTTGTATTCACGCAAGGTTCTCCGTCTAGTGTATGGACTGTCAGCCATGGGCTAGACAAGTTCCCGTCAGTTAGCGTGGTCGACTCGGCAAATAACGAGGTCGAAGGAGACGTGCATTTCGTTGACGTAAACAATTTAACAATAACATTCTCATCATCATTCGCTGGTAAAGCATATCTAAACTAACATGGCAAGAAAATTTTTAGTCTCCCTAGACTTAAACCAAAACGAACTACAAAATGCAAGGATCCAAAACCTTGCCACAGCACCATCAACTCCAGTAGAGGGTCAGATTTACTACGACAGTAGTGTTGGCGACAAGTCTATCTACTTCTGGGACGGAACTGCATGGATCGATGTAGGCGGTGACCTCAGATCGGTAACTGCTGGTTCCGGTATCTCTATAACAGGTACAAGGGACCTGACCATCAACACAGTATATGACGACTCGTCTATTGGTGTAAACGGATTTAACCAACTATATATCAAGGCTAGTGGTGTTACCAACGCGATGTTGGTCAACTCGTCTGTTACGGTGGTAGCAGGAGCGGGTCTTACAGACGGCGGATCTGTCGCACTAGGGGCGTCTACGACATTGAACATTGGGGCGGGAACTGGAATTACGGTTAATGCAGACAGCGTTCAACTAGACACTTCATCAACCAGAAACACGGATCACTCTTCTGTTACTCTAACAGCAGGAGCGGGCTTGACAGGTGGAGGAGACATCACGGCGTCTCGCACGTTTGCTGTTGGAGCGGGTACAGGTATCACGGTTAACGCTGACGACGTAGCACTTGCTGGAGCGGGTTCTTTGTCTGCAAACACCTTGACTAAATGGAACGGGTCTCAGCTTGTAAATAGCACAATCACAGACGACGGAACTACAGTTACAATTGGAGCCAACCTTACTGTAAACGGAAATGTTACGTACATCAACTCTAACATTGTAGAGATCGGAGACGCAATAATCATTCTTAACAAAGACGAAGTTGGAACTCCGACGCAAGACGCCGGTATTGAAATAGAAAGAGGAACATCGCCAAACGTGTCGTTCTTATGGAAGGAGAGCAATGGGTATTGGTCTACTGTTGACAAGCCGTTTCACATTGGATCGATCGCTGCAGCTGGAGCCGCATATTCTGGAAACCAATACCTAGTATCCGATGGCGGAGTTGTTAAATACTTGACCGCGGCAGAAATGTCTACGGACATCATTGGAGGTATTACGGTTACTGGGTCTAATGGTGTAGGTGTGACCGGAAGCGGAACACCAACGATAGGAGTAAGTGGAACAAACGCTACCACTAGCGCTGTTGGCGTCGTAGAGTTAGCAACCTCAGCAGAGGCGCTAGCTATGTCTAGCTCCACACTTGTCGTTACCCCCTCTGGATTGGCCGCGTTGAGATACGCCGTAACTGGGCCAGCCTCTTTGGCTACAAGTATGATCGTCACTCACAACCTAGGGTCTTTAGATGTGATGGTTGAGGTTTATGAAACAGCTACTGGGGCTAGCGTAGAGTGCGACGTAATCAGAACAAGCACCAACGTTGTGACACTAGGTTTTGCACTGCCTCAAGCAATAAACACGCTAAGAGCTTTAGTTATTAAGGTTGCTTAATGAAAAAGTTTTTAACCGACATAAACGTAAATGGCGGAGAGCAGATTACAGAGAATTCTGTATGGAACGGCTATTCAGACCTTACAACGATTAGCTATTACGAAAGAGTAGTTAACGCTGGGGCGTTTATAGAATCGTTGAGCTGCGTAGCTAATAAATATGGGGACTATGGTAATGTTTTTGCAAATGGCTCTGTATACGGAGAGCTTTCATTAGTAACCAAAGGATTCGCGTCGGCGCCACTGGTAAAAACACAATCTATTCAATCTAGGGGACAATTCTCTATATACGTAGACGGATCCGAGTCGCTTATAGCAACACCAACTGGAGTATTTGTCCCAGGAACATTGACGACCAATGGGGACACCTATGTGATCTCTCAGAACGGTAGAGTGATGGGGTTTTCTGGATTAGTTTCAGGACAAACAGTACACTTTCAATACGGGGGCGACTCTAACCACAGAATATCCACCACATATGGATCTGGGACAATGTTTGATGTGTATCATGGCATCACCATAAGGACTAGTCCAGCCAGCACGGGCACAGCTTTAATCGTAAATAATAGAAATGCGTCTCAACACACACAGGACTGGCAAGTGTCTGGTGTCAGCAAAGCATATATTGACGGATCGGGACAATTCTACTTAGCGGCGTTAGCAATAAATGGCCCAGTGAAGTCTGTCGGAGGAATTATTTCTTCCGTAGCAGGATATAACGGAGCTTTCACAGTGCCAACAAATCCACCCGGTCAACAGACACTGGTTATTCAAGATGGTATTATCGTAAATGTTTTGTAAATTTGTATCATGGTAAAAATAGAGCAGGTAATCGTACCTACAAAACAAGCAGGTGAATACCTTAACATAGTAGCTCTTAATTTTCCAATGAACCCAGATCAGGTAGAGTTTTATTGGCAGCTGCTAACCGATGACACCAGTGGGATTTGTGTGTTAGATGGAAAGTTGTTGATGAACAAACAGACATACGACGGATGGAATAGCGACGACTCTTATGTTGTAAATTGGGCTTGTAATTTACTCGGATTCAAACTAGTATGATAGACTTAAATAAAAACGCAATAGGCCTTGATGGAATAGAAATGCAAGGCATGAACCTTGGCAAGGTGGTAGCTCAAACACTAGTTAGCTCATCTAGTGGAGACCCGTTGAAGTTTTGGCATTGGGCCACAAAGTTGTACAGTGGTGAAGGCTTAGATCTAGACGACAGCGACAAAGACTTGTTAAAAAAATTTATAAAGGATAGCGATGTCTTGACTGTTCTAGCAAAGGCACAAATACTAAAACTAATATGAAAAAAATACTCGAAATATTCAAGGGTGATAATGGTCAACTTTCTAGCAAACGCTTCGTTGGCATTGTCGGTGCCTTCGTATTATTCGGCACAATGGCTCACAACTCACTGAGCCCGCAAGAGATTGCACCCAGTGCTGAGCTGGTAGCTGCTGTAGAGTGGGTGACCATCCTCACGCTCGGTTTCACGTCTATCGACAAGTTTAGCGGTAAGAACAATGCCGAAGGATAAGCCAATACCAAAGACTACAACCGGAAAGGGTGCAAACTACTTGCCTACAAGCAAGGGCGCTGGCATGACTGCTAAGGGAGTGGCCGCATACCGTAAGGCAAACCCAGGATCAAAGCTAAAGACTGCAGTTACTGGCAAAGTAAAGGCTGGAAGTGCTGACGCAAAGCGTCGTAAGTCTTTCTGTGCTCGCAGTGCAGGACAGATGGCAGACTTCCCAAAGGCAGCTGCTGATCCAAATTCACGCCTGAGACAGGCACGTAAACGCTGGAAATGTTAAAGTACGCTGTCGCCATCCTTCTTTTCACATCTTGCAGTGCTAACTGGCACTTAAATCGTGCAATTAAAAAAGACCCATCGCTGCTGAAGGGTGGCGATACCGTATTGGTTCATGACACGGTAATCACCACAAAGGAGCGAGTTCTTTACGACAGCTTTGTTACAACCGAGTACGACACGGTTACCATCGAGGATAGCTTCGTGTACACGCAGGTTATCCGCAAGGACAACGTGATCAAGGTATACACCAAGTGCAAGTCAGACACCGTTCGCATCACCACGAAGATTCCGTTCCAGTTACCACCAAAAGTAGTAAAGGCTGGAATGACAGACGTGCAGACCGCAATTTGGGCAGCATTAGTATTGCTTTTATTAATTATTATCATTAGATTTGTAAGCAAATGAATACACTAGAATCAAACGAATTAGAGAACTTGAAGGACTTGAACTTTAAGGTTAAGACACTCAAAGAAGACATTGCTGACATTGAAGTATCTTTGTCAAGACTAAAAACCAAGAAACAGAGCGCACTGTTCGAGATCGAGGTAGCCGCTGAGGAGCTTTCAAAGTTCCAAGCTGAGCTGTTCGAGAAGTACGGTAACGTGACGATCGACCTAAGCACAGGAGAAATAAAAAATGCCTAATATCAATAACTACACAACCGACACAGCCTTGGTGGGAACCGAGAAGCTGTTGATGTCTGACACCCCTGCCGGTGGTGCGACAAAGAATACCACAGTAGACGCAGTTGCCGACTTCGCTTGGACCTCTGGAGCCCCACAGGTAACGCAGGCTCAACGATTGGCCTTGACCGCTACATTGGGTCAGGTAGTATATCAAACAGACGCTACAGAGGGCTTGTATCAGTACAAGTCAACTGGCTGGTCAGCTTTATGATTATACGCAAGATATCAGTTGGTGCAGACTACAAGAACGCCATGAACTACCTTCATGGGCAAGACGTTTTGCGTGGTGAATATTTCATCGACTTGATTATTATGCGTGACAATGGATTCATTGAGATTTGGATCAAGAACGAATCTGGCGTGTTGCTGTGGAAATCGTTCAACAACAACATGCCGATATCGATCGAATACGATATAGACTTTTAAATAAAATGAAATCACCGCTCTGCTTTGTAGTAGAGCCTGTTGGCGACAAGCTTTACGACAACACAAATGAAATTGGGCTCATACTGAGCGCATCCAAGGAGGACCACACAGTAACGAACAGATTCGCTACGGTCATCGCCACTCCAATTTTATACACCGGGGAGATTGTTCCTGGTGATATCTTGATGGTGCACCACAACGTGTTTAGAAAGTACTTCGACATCCGTGGCAAAGAGGTCTACGGGCCATCACACTTCAGAAACAAAACATTTCTAATAGAAGACGACCAGTACTTTTTGTACAAGCACGACGGACAGTGGAAAGCTCCACCCCCGTACTGCATGGTCAAGCCTGTAGAGAACTACGACGAGGGTGTAATCATGTCTACGGACCTAGAGAAGCCATTGTTAGGTATTCTTAGATACGGGAATGAGTACCTTTACTCAAAGGGATTAAAAGACGGCGACTTGATCAGCTTTCAGCCAGAGAGCGAGTACGAGTTTAAGGTCGACGGAGAGAAACTGTACCGCATGATGAGCAAAAATATCTGTGTAGCGCTATGACAACCGATAGAGAGTTCAAAGAGAAGATCATCGCAGCCGCAGAGAAGGCCATCGTGGAGCTAATACTGGTGGCCAAAGAGCCGATAATAGGCGGTGGTGCAGAGACAGACCTGTCTGCCGACAAGTTGAAGAACGCTGCGGCGACTAAGAAGCTTGCCATCATGGACGCGTTTGACATCCTCAAGCGGATACAAGAGGAGAAGAACATGCTCGACGCACCGGAGGCCAAAAAGACTCCCGACGCTGTCGAGACTAAAAAGGGCTTTGCGGAAAGGTTCTCTAAATGACCAAGCTGTACCAAGTACTCAAAGATGTTGTAAGACCAGAGGTCTTAAACAAGAAGAACAAAGACAAGTCTTGGGAGTACGGGTGGGATCCGACGCATGACTTTGTGGTCATATCAAAGGACGGAACCATCGGGCCAATCTACGAGATCAACGGACTTCGTATCGCACTGCCGATGCCGAAGGACATACAGAACCGTGGCGCCAAGTGGCAGCCACAGGAATACCCAAAGGACCTCGCAAAGATCAAAACCATATTTGACTGGAACAAGTACGACAACGAGTTCAAGACCAAGTGGATTGACTATATCGAGACCGAGTTCGACAGGAGGGACAACGGGTTCTGGTTCATGAACAACAAGCAGAAGACCTACATTACGGGAACTCACTACATGTATTTGCAGTGGACCAAGATTGACGTTGGTCTTCCAGAGTTTCGTGAGTCTAACCGGATTTTCTTCATCTTCTGGGAGGCGTGCAAGGCAGACACAAGGTGCTTTGGCATGTGCTACCTCAAGAACCGTCGTTCTGGATTCTCGTTTATGAGCTCGTCTGAGCTTGTGAATACAGCAACCATCAACAAGAACGCACGTCTGGGTATCCTGTCAAAGACCGGTAACGATGCCAAGATCATGTTCACGGACAAGGTCGTGCCCATATCAAACAACTACCCGTTCTTCTTCAAGCCAGTGCAGGACGGTATGGACAAACCAAAGACTGAGCTTGGATACCGTGTGCCTGCGTCCAAGATCACGCGGAAGAACATGGACAAGAACGAGGAGGAGATCGAGGGACTTGACACGTCTATTGACTGGAAGAACACAGCTGACAACAGCTATGATGGTGAAAAGTTGAAGCTACTGGTTCATGACGAATCAGGGAAGTGGCTTGCACCAAATAACATTGAGAATAACTGGCGTGTAACTAAAACGTGTTTGCGCCTTGGTTCGCGGATCATAGGAAAGTGTATGATGGGTTCTACCTCGAACGCACTCGACAAGGGTGGATCGGGATTCAAGGACATCTACTACGACTCAGACCCAAGAAAGCGAAGCAGTAACGGACAGACCAAGAGCGGCCTGTACTCACTGTTCATTCCCATGGAGTGGAACTTTGAAGGATTTATAGACGAGCATGGCTGGCCTGTGCTTGAAAAGCCAGAAAAGCCAATTAAGAGTATCGATGGGAGCTGGATTATACAGAGTGTTGTAGAATACTGGGAGAACGAAGTTGCAGCACTGAAAAGCGACTCGGACGCACTAAACGAATTCTATCGTCAGTTCCCACGCACGGAGTCGCACGCGTTCCGTGACGAGAGTAAGTCTTCGCTGTTCAACTTGACCAAGATCTACCAGCAGATCGACTACAACGACACGATGGTGCAGATCCAGTCCATCACACGCGGCTCGTTCCACTGGAAAGATGGTGTAAAGGATTCAGAGGTGGTATGGACTCCAGACCGTAAGGGGCGTTTCTTGGTGTCATGGATGCCGGAGCATAACAAGCGTAACAAGGTATTAAAGATAAACGGCAGGATCAAGCCGGGCAATGAGCACATGGGCTGCTTTGGGTGTGACCCATACGACATCTCTGGTGCCGTAGGTGGTGGGGGATCTAACGGATCGCTACACGGTCTGACAAAGTTCCACATGGACGAGGGGCCGGTGAACGAGTTCTTCCTTGAGTACATCGCGCGTCCACAGACGGCGGAGATATTCTTTGAGGACGTACTGATGGCCTGCTTCTTTTATGGCATGCCGATCCTTGTGGAGAACAACAAGCCACGACTGCTGTATCACTTCAAGAACAGGGGGTATCGCTCATTTGCGATGAACAGGCCAGACAAGGCAATCGCCAAGTTGTCAAAAACCGAACTGGAGATTGGTGGAATACCAAACTCATCAGAGGACGTAAAGCAGGCACACGCAGCTGCGATTGAGACGTATATCGAGAAGCACGTTGGCATAGACATGGAGGGAACTTACAGGCCAGTAGACGAGATGGGTACCATGCCGTTCACTAGAACTTTAGAGGACTGGGCACGGTTTGACATCAACAATCGTACAAAGCATGACGCATCTATCAGCTCAGGACTTGCCATTATGGCAACGCAGCGACATTTATATGTACCCGAGGTAAAGAAGTCAAAAATAAGCCTTAAATTTGCAGAATACGATAACAAAGGCTTTCACAGCGAGTTAAGAAAATAATGACAGATCCAAAAATAATAATCAATGCAACTACCTTCCCAAGCCAGCTGGCCACGGACGCTGAGAAGGCGTCTAAAGAGTTCGGCCTACAGGTTGGGTTAGCGGTGCAGTCGGAGTGGTTCCGAAAAGACGCAGGCTCGTGCAGGTTCTATAACCAGTGGGTGGAGTTCCACCGTTTGCGCCTGTATGCACGCGGAGAGCAGTCCGTTGAGAAGTACAAAAAGGAGATGTCATTCGATGGAGACCTATCGTATTTAAACCTTTCTTGGACACCGGTACCTATCATGCCTAAGTTCATTGACATTGTTGTTAATGGAATGGCTGATAGAAACTTTTCAGTAAAGGCCGTAGCGCAAGATGCACTAGCGGCAGATCAGCGTAACCAGTTCCAAGACATGATCGAAGGCGACATGGTCGCTAAGGATTTCTTGCTACAGACAAAGGAACAGTTTGGCGTAGACGCGTTCAACACCAATGTAGAGGAGCTTCCATCAAACGATGAGGAGTTGCAGCTTTACATGCAGTTGAAGTATAAGCCAAGCATCGAGATTGCAGAAGAGCAAGCAATCAATACTCTACTTGAACAGAACAACTATGCAGACACTAAAAAACGTATCGATTACGACCTTGCCACTTTGGGTATCGGTGGTGCGAAGCACTCATTTCTACCAGGAGCCGGAGTTAAGGTTGAATATGTCGAC